AGCAAGATAAACATAGATTGTCTCTATGCTTGCCCCACATTCTTTTGCTATTTCTTGAGGAGACTTTTTGTCCATAAGATATCTCTTACGAAGCCAAGTTTCACTTGTATATAGTTTAGCACCCATGACCCTATTTGTCAACCCCCACTGCCTTATCCCAATTATGCAGGGCCCAATGACCAATACCACAAGCATCTGCGATATCGTTATCCTCCAGATTCCTGTCATAGTTTACATTAATAAACTTAATAGTTCTTTGTTTTCTAATACCACGCTCATACCCCTTATACCAGGAAACAGATTTGTTGGGATTTTGACTTCTAATAAGTAGTTGCTCGTCCTTTGTTAACTTTTTATTACCAATAAAGTTTTGCCAAGTTATTGGAGAAACCTTTCCTATAACTGTTGTTCCAGATTGACCAGCAGCACCCAAAATCGCACCCTGAACCAGTGCAAGATCTGCAGCAGTTTTGGGGCTATTCATAAAGACTGTATGCTCAATCACAATGCCTTCAAAACCACCATAATAGTCGAGGAAGGCTTTTGTTTTTTTCCCAGCATCCATGACCTTTTCATAAATACTTTTTCCTTCAAAGTTAATCTTTCCTACGGCATTTAAAGTTTTTTGTTCTGTATTAAACAAGGCAAAAGCAAGACTGGTTGTACTAGCATCAATAGCACAAATAATTTTTGGATTATCTCTTTTCATTCATCCTGCCCTTTATGTCTTTTAGTGCTTTGTCAACATCTTTAGGATTAACCTGACAAAGTCCACAGAGTGTGTCATCATTATATATTGATAACACCTGCTTACAAGACTTACACCGCCTATCCTTACCTTTTCTTTTTTGTCTTCTTGTAATCATATACCTTGTGGCAATTTTTTGTTTTGTTGCCTCATCTCTACATTCAATAGAGCAGTATATTTGGTAAGATATATTTGATTTAAATTCTTGGTCGCACCAACTACAATGCTTCATCTTCTAGCAACTCCAGAGGTTTAATTTTAATTACCCCTGTCTCTGCTTCAGCACATGCTTTTTGAATTGGACACGCTTTACAAATTTTAGAATTTGATCTATACGTTTTTTGTGGAATAGTTCGGTCTACCCAAGCCTTTCTCACAGTTCTCATCCAATCAAAAGCCTGGTCTACCCACCGACGGTAATGATCGCTTACTACTACGGGCAAAGTTAATAACTCATGATTATTTTTATTTTCATAAATTAAAACACCTTTGTCCATCTTTTTTATTTTCATATATATAAGAAGTTGCATCAAATGTCCAGTCTTTGGCTTCTTGCTTGCCTTCTTATATTCAAACCCTTCATTAGGCATTGTTTTTATTTCGCCTAAAATCTTATTATCATTATAAGCAAGCATGACATCCCCATATCCAGAAATTGGTGGATCATCATACGTTATTTTAAATTCCATTGCTGGATGCTTTTGCTTTTTATATTTACTTGGTTCTGCATCAAACTCCATTGTTTCGTCGAGTATTCCTGCATCCATTATTGCATCTTGAATTCTGTCATGACTTAGCGTTCCAGAAGTTCTATTTGCTACACCATATGCGTCAGCATTATCAAACCAGTTAGCGCCATCAAAGGCCAAGTACCAAAATCTAGGACATTCTCCAGCACCATAAGTTAGGGTAGATGGGCTAAAAGATTGCTTTTTTGTAAATTTTGGTTTTAGTTTTATAGTATAACCAGATTGTATTTTTTCAATCAATCCGTCAATAAAAGAATTATCTTGTGCCGAAACAGCATCTTTCTTTTTTGACTCTTTAAGCATAACTTGCTTCATTAAATTTTTTGTCATAAAGTTCCCTTGTTTTATATAATTATACCACTAGTCATCTTATGATATATTTGAGAGCAGAGACAAGGTTATTTATAGATTCTGCTGCAGTGTAATAAATATTTTTCTTTCCCCTGTCTGACTTATCCACATTAGCCATCCACGTTGCTCTAAAGGACATTTTGGCAGCAATAGCCTGTAGTCTTACTATTTCTAGAGTAGCCACATTCATAGGGATATCTGGTTTAATTATTAACTTAGCAATAAAAGTAAGAGCAGTAGTTAACTCCTCATCCTTCATATAGTCTGCTATTTCTGACAAACCATTAACCATTTCAAGCGTCGTATTATTCTGTTCCATTATTCACCATCTGTTCTAGTAGTTCTAACTCTATTATAGCAAGCCTTACCTTCTTGCTTCCCTCGCCCAAGACAACAAATATGGCTGGGTCATTACCATTTCTAATTGCGTCTGTGACTGCCTTAGCCCACACATCTTGGTTTAATGTAAAAGATTTTGAGTTTTCTTTAAAGTCTACTGTAAAATTTTGCCATGTTGCATCACCCTTTTTGGTATTTCTACCAGAATTTTTGTGCTGCTTGGCACCAATCCTTTTACTCTCGTTCTTTTCGCTCATTAACCTTTTTCTTTCCGTAGCCGACCTTAAATAACTGTACTTCAGATAAATGTTTTTCAGAACACATCCAGGTTGCCATGCCAGTGGACAGATACACTCTTATTGTTTTTACTTCTTGTTTACAAACCTTACAAGGAAACTTGCCCTCATAAACAGAATATTTATTCACTGATTTTATTCTTAATCATAGTTTGAAGATCAAGATCCTCTCGTACTCTTGCTATAAATGCTTCTCTACCCTGAACCTTTGTACCGTCTTCGAGTTGATACCATGCTCCAGTTCTGTTTATGATGCCAAGTGATTCAGCAGTGTCACAAAGATCACCGATAGAATCAATGCCCACAGAATCGCCTCTAAAATAGAAATCATATTCACCAGACTGAAAAGCAGGAGAAGTTTTCGAAAACTGGAGTTCCCATCTAACCTTTCTACCAACCTTTTCTTCAATAGCCTTGTCACCAACATATATTTTTCCCTTCAATGCTTGATTATCTGATTCTGACGAAAATAGTTTAACAACAGTCGAGGAATAAAACTTAGTAGCCTGACCACCTGTAGGCTGCTGGCTAGTATACATAGCATTAATATTATTGCGAGACTGGCTAATAAGGATAAGCAAAGTAGGCTTAACTTTATTGTTAGCATAATTAAGCATTTTCCATGCGTTGCTAAAATCACGAGATTCTGCACCAATTTGCTTTGTGTTTTCAAGTTGCTTAAGTTCCTCTGAATCCTTTTCGAAATATATCGCTGGTAACAGAGAAGTAATCGAATCAACAACAATGATATCAACTCCTGCCTCTATAAGATTAACTCCGACGTCAACCATTTCATTGATTGTTCTTGCTTGTGAAACAATCAGTTTAGATGTATCTACACCCAACTTTTCTGCCCATGCTTTATCGTATGACATTTCTGCATCAATCCATGCACAGATCTTGCCTTCTTGCTGTGCAAGTGCTATGGTTTGAAGACATAAAGAAGATTTAGCGCTTGACTTACTACCCCAAACCAAAACCTGTCTTCCATAAGGCAAGCCTCCGTTTAGAGCACGGTTAAGTCCAAAACTTGGTGTTGATGCATATTCTGTTTTTGGAACCTCATCTCCAACCAATATACTTTTTCTTAACTTAGGATTTAATTGTTTTAATACATCTTCTACGCTAACTGACACTTACGTCCTCCAATATCACAGTTCCCTCTTTGGTTTTGCCTAATTCAAAATTATAGGCATGACCTTCTTCAATTTTCATATATGCTTTAGCAAATGCTGTAGGAAATACAGTAACAGAGTGTAGATCTCTAGATGTATCTGCCAAAGTTAGTGAAGCCATTTTTTTACCTGCTTTAGTTATTCTTGGTTTAAATGATACCACAAATAACTCTTCGTCTTTATACGGAAGCATTCTATAGTTTAAAAACTTAATAAGTGCAGAATCAGACCCTTTGATTTCATCTACAGGAACAGCAGACACAATTCGATTATCAGTACAGAGTGCAATATAACTTCGTCCAGCCTCAATTGTAGTTTGTTCTTCATCAAATACACCTATGCTTCCTGTTTTATCTAAAATCTCAACACGAGACCAACCCTTGCCACGCTTAATACCCTTAACCATACCCATTAAAATAAAGGATCCCTTTTCTTCAAACTCTTCAACTGGATTTATGAAAGCATGAAAATGTGATGGAACTGTTTGGGTAAATTCTGGTAGGCCAAGGTACTCGTAAAGATTTTCACGAATTTCATCATCATTCCTTGGATTATCTGGAAATGTTGCAGCACCAATAATTCTTAATGCCTCTAACGCTCTACTGTTGACTCCATTACCTTTTGTAAATGTAAAGGTTTTAACTTCCTCGAAAGACTTAAAAGGTCGTGCCGATATATATCGTTCTGCAATCTTATCAGAGATAAACTTGATCCCCGACAATCCAAACCGAATACCTTTACCCTCAATTTTAAAATCAATATCCGAATCGTTAATGTGAGGTAGTTTAATGCTAATCCCCATTCTTTTCGCTTCAATAAGATATTCAGTTCTCGCATCTTTGTCCCTTTCATTTTTTAATAACGAGTACATAAACTCAATTGGATAATAATATTTTAGCCACGCCGTCCAATACGAGAGCGTAGAGTAAGCAACCGCATGAGACTTGTTGAACGAATAACCCGCATGCGCCTCAAAGTCATGCCATAAATCACGAGCCTGATTAGGGCTAACATACTTAGAAGCACCATCAACGAACCTATCACGAAATACATCAAACTCCCTCGCATCCTTTTTCTTACCAATAATCTTACGAACCTTATCAGCCTCAGACCAAGACATTCCACCTAGTTCTACGCAAGCCTGCATAACCTGTTCTTGATATAGGATACATCCATAGGTCTCTTCAGTAAATGGCTTCATTGTTTGATGTAGATAGTTTACTGCCTGTCTACCGTGCTTTCTCTCAATATAATCTTTTCCGATAGTATTCATAGCACCTGGACGAACCAAAGCGTTTGAAGCAGAAAGTTCTGCTAAATTTTTTACACCCATCTTAATAAGAAGATTTGTATATGGGGTTGCTTCACATTGAAACACACCCTTTGTATATCCCTCAGAAAGCATCTGATATACCTTTTGATCTTCCATATCGATCTTAAGCAAATCGATTTCAGTGCCTTCTCGTTCCTTAATTATTTTAATGGTGTCATTAATAACACTTAATGTTTTAAGTCCAAGTGCGTCGATTTTGATGAGACCAATTTTTTCTGCTTCTTCCATATCAACTGCCACAACAGGAATACGCTCATCGGAACCAGGAGAATTACGTGTCTCCAACGGTGCGTACCTAAAAATAGGATTTTTGCTAGTGACAACACCAGCAGCGTGTATACCAGTACCTCTAATACGACCACGAAGTTGTTCCCCATATTGTTCCACCTCTGGATATTTCTCTCTAAACCATGCAGTTGTTTTTGAGGTGCAATACTCATCCCAAGTATCTACCAACTTTAACACCTTATTAACATCTACCAACGGGATATTTAGTGCACGAGCAACATCTCGTACCACACCTTTATCTTTAAATTCTAAGAATGTAGCAATAGAAGCAACATGCTTATATTGTCTTACAAGATAATCTTTGACTTCATCACGACGAGAGTCTTGAATATCAGTATCAATATCTGGAAAGTCATTACGTTCAGGATTAATAAAACGGAAAAAGAGTAGTCCGTGTTGAATTGGATCAATATCTGTAATGCCTAGAGCATAACATAACAATGATCCTGCTGCAGAACCACGTCCAGGACCAACCATGATGCCTTCTTTCTTTGCCCAAGCAATCATGCTTTGAACAACAAGGAAGTATGGTCCAAACTTTTTATCTTTAATGACGGTTAACTCTTCATTAAGTCTATCTAGATATTTTTGATTTGTATCAAGTCCCTTTTCAGCCAAACCTGCGAGAGCCAAATCCTCTAGTTGTTTATCTGGATTTTTATATTGAACTGGAAGTAAATTTAAATTATCTTTGATATCATAGTCTTCAATTTTATTTGCAAGATCAATTGTATTTTCATAAATATCTGTTCTCCATACTGCTTGCTTCTCCATAGCAGCCTGAATCTCTTCATATGAAAGTAGATGAATATCAAACTTATTAAATGACATTTGTCTATCTTCACCGTATAGGTAGTCAAGGCGTTTCATTAAACTGCCCTGTTTTTTAGACTTATCGTATGTTGCGTCTTTTTGAATTTTGTTTGAGTAGGTATTTAGAATAAGTTTTAACTCTTGAATTTCTTTTTGTGACGGATCTACATGGTGGCAGTCTGGAGTAACAATTGGCTTAACCTTAAACTCATCAGCAAGTAAAAGAATATTGCGATTAATAGACTCATCGTTATGTGGCATTACTTCAAGATAATAGTCGTCGCCAAACTCTTCTTTAAACCACTTGATATATTTCTTTGCCATGCCAAGTTCGCCAAGTTCGATTGACTTAGCGATAATTCCACTAGGGCATGCTGACGAAACAATAATGCCTTCTTTATATTTTGATAATATTTCAAAATCAATTCTAGGCTTTTTGTAATAACCTTCAGTCCATGCAAGTTCGTTTAGTTTGTTTAGGTTTTCTAAACCTACCTGATTCTTGGCTAGAAGAATTATATGGTTGTACACCATGTCTAATGGGGTAGTGCGATCTTCTTTGTCTCTTCTATCAAAGCGATCCTCACACATATAACCTTCTATGCCAAGAATAGGCTTAATACCATTTGCTTTTGCAACACGATACATCTCTCTGTGTCCAGAAAGGGAACCGTGATCTGTAATCGCTATTGCAGGCATACCCAATTTAACGGCACGATCTACATATTCAGAAGGTATTCCAATACCGTCAAATAATGAGAAGTGAGTATGTAAGTGTAATGGTACGTAATTCATCTACTACCAGTCGATATTCGTCGCTGAAGTAGCAGAAGGTGAATCAAATCCAAGATAGAATGCTTCCTGTTCAGCATATGGAACACGACGCAATGCCTTCTCTAGTGGATATGGCTCAATGCCTTCCCAATTGAATGGCTCCTTATCTGGAGCAGAAGGAATTAAAGTGTATGATGTTTCAGTACCCTGACCATTACGCTTTAACTTCCAGGTGATGTTTGAGATGCTTCCTGTTTCAAGAGCATACTCACGAATAGTGTTAAATGAAGATTGCTTGCTAACACCCATAGACCAAATAGCAACATAAGGCTTTTCCTCAATGCCATCGTCTACTAGAACGTTGCAATAGAAACGAAGACGACCACGCCATCCACTGTTACCCTTTGGATCTTTGCGGTACATTTCTTCAGCCCAGTCACGACCTTCTGTATCTAAAGTATCTACAGCCTTACGCTTGTAGTCCTTTGGATTTGTGTGTTCCTTTACAACAAGTGCAAGACCACGCTTTTCATTATAGTTTGCAGAGTCTTCATCCAATTCTTCAATGAATCGAATCTTTACTGCTTGTCCATCAGCCAACTTAAGCCAACGAACCTTTGGCCCAGTTTCATCTGTTTTCTTATCGAGCAGGGCATTGATATTTTTTAGTCCCTTAATAACGCTCATAGTTTTCTCCTTTGTTTATCCTAGTTTAGCATAGACACTATTGATTTGTCAAACTGATATTCTAGTTCTTTTATTGACTTATCGTCCATATCGCCTATGTCTTTATATTGTTTGTCTAAATTAATTACAGTAACAATTCCACCCAGTCTTTCAACAATTCTGTCTTTCATGTTACCGCCAGCCTCATCATTATCAGCAATAACAATTATATCACTGAAGTACTTTTGAAGCAAGTCTATTTGTTTAGAAGATACGTTGGCTCCCAGCGTAGCAACGGCAGGAAAGCCAACCTGATCTAATCTTATGGCATCAAATGATGATTCTACAACGTATACCTTGGATGCCGTCTTAACTCTATTTAAATTAAATAATAACTTTGATTTAGGAAGTTTGGTTGTATTCTTAAAGTCTTTACCTTCAACGGATCTTGCTACGAACCCAACGCACAAGCCTTCATGATTTTGTACTGGAATTGTAATCATGTCCTGGTTTTCAGAATACCCTAATTTAAATTTAACTACGGAGTCTTTGGTTAGTTTACGTTTAATAAAATATTCTTTTGCTCTATCTGAAACAAGGGCTTGCTCGTGTAGTCTTTGAACAATAGAAGCATCAAACTCTGGCCACTCTTCTTTATCTACTAACTTATTGTTGACTTCAGATAAAATATCAGTTTCAACTTCTTTGCTCTTAATAAATCTAATAGATTCAAAATATGTCCTATTAGAAAAATGCATTACCAACTCAATAAGGTCAGCAGTCTTACTACATGAAAAACAGAAAAACAATCCAGTGTATTTATTTATTTCAGCAGCAGGGGTGCGGTGGTTTGAATGAAAAGGACAAAAAACAATATATTCTGATTCTGCTTCTTTTTCTACAGTTACGCCAGACCCTGCGAGTACTCGTTTAACTTGGCTGGCTGTGTATATATTGGTTTGATTCCGTCTATCCCTATTATCCATTCTGCTCTTTTTCTCCCTATATATATTCCGTATACGCTTAATGTAAATTCAAAGTAATTTTTTTGTTCGTTGTATGATAATGTAAAGTGTGGATCAATGTCAAGTCTTGGAGCATAGCCTGATAGTCGCATCTCAGATACCAAGAGTTTGGTATATTCTTGCTGCAATCTATAGATAGCGGAGTCATCAATGATGATCCCGTCTAATCCAAACCTTTTTATAGGTTTGTGATGAAATAACTCCATGTGGCATATTATACTGACTTATCTTCATAATCTTTATATCTGTAGTATCCTTTGTCAAAATCAGCCTGAACCAAGAATTCTCCCATAAAACCATTGCGATTCTTACGGAATACACATTCTATAATGTCACTATTGTTTCCACGACCAAGTGCTAAAACCCAGTCTGCATCGTAGGCTATCTGACGTGACCAGGCTGTTTGACCAAGAGTTGGCACGGTTTCAAGTTTTGTAACATCATCAGGTGTAGCAGATGAAATGGCAATAATTGGAACCTCTTCAGCAATAGCCATCAACTTTAATTCACGAGAAAGATTCTTCATGCGGATTGTTTCATTGTCTGACTTTTGGTTTGGACTCATCAACTGTAAGTAGTCAACGATAACAAAGTCTGGCTTATATTGATCAATCTTTCCACGTAAGACTAATGGAGTGATATCTCCACCAGTATCATTAGAGATGATATGAAACTCTGGCTTACCCTTAACACTCTTTGTATGCCAATCCTTAAGCATATCCATTTCGATTTGTCCCGCACTTAATTTTCTATGCGACCATAGGCCTTCACCCATAATTGCAAACACACGATTACGGACCTCTACCTCTGACATTTCAAGACTGATGATCATTGGGCTACGACCCTGTTTCCAAGCCTGTACAGCGAAATAGAGAGACAACCATGACTTTCCTATGCCTGGATATGCAAGGAACACTCCCAACTGCCCTGGCATGATTCCAGAAGGTAAGTAGTTGTCAAATCCTGGAAGACCAGTTTTAATGCCTAGTGCTCCAGCCTCCTGTTGCTTCTTTAAGTTTTCAAAATATGCAACAGCAGAGTCTAAATCTGTTACATCAATATCACGAATGGCTGCTGTGTTTTTTCTAAGTTCAGCAGTCTTTGTAATCAGAGATTCTAGTGCATCTAATCCTTGTCCACCCTGAACATCTGTTGCTGCAGATCTAATAATATCCTTAAGGCTATTTGTTAAATATTCTGCCTGTAATTCTTCAAGGTGATGCTTTGTAGCACCAACTCCACTTATGGGTTCAAAGTCTCTAAACTTTTCTACAACTAGTTCTGTTGGTGGAACAGTGGCATTAGCCTCATAGTATTTTCTAATAAACTGCCAAACATCGACATGCGTTGTGAGAATGTTTTCAACGTTTGCTTGCAGTAAAACGTGTGCTTGCTTATCTTTAAGAACGGCTGAAATCAACTTTGATTCTGTATTATTCACTCAACCACTCCTTAGCCATTTGTCTACGCTTCTGTCTTTCTTCTAAATCTTTTTGATATTGTGCTTTTGCTTCTAGTATATCATGTGCCATATAAGCAAAATTATTCCATGTAGGATTTTGTGATACCTCAAAATAATACTCAAGTAATTCATAACAAACATCTAAGCCATATGACTCAATTAAGGCATCGGCAGACCATTGTTCAATCCACTTATTGTATTGTGGCTTCTGTCCTAGTTTAAACTTATAGTGTTTATCAAACCTACTCAACAGAGCCATACGCTGCTGTTTTTCTGTCACACTAGTTGCCTTCTTCTAGTTCGACCTTTGCTTCTGAAATTTTGAGAGCAAGTTTATCTTCAACAAACTTGTATACACGTTCAAAAGCCTGATCTGTATTTTCTCCATCACGCTTTGAATCGATTACACCTAAATCTAATCTTAACGATTGAAAATTTCCAAGGTTAAGTGTATAGCCAAGTGTTACTGATACTTTTGTATCTTCCATTTCATACCCTTCGTTTATATTGATTCAGACCAAATAGGTATAAATCTACCGTCTTCAGTCTTCGTATATGTCAGTATACCATCTCCCATTCTGCGTGTCAACTCAGCCTTACTGGGAGTGATATCATTTGTTATTAGATTATCTTTTCTTGGTCTGCCTATATGATAGGTTGCTAATATATCACGAATATCTCTTACCTGTGATTCAGAATAGTATGAGCGTACTTGCCATCCACGCTCTCCACCTTTTTGTGATCCTGTTGGGAAAGGTATTACGCCACGCTTCATTAATGATGGCATATATTTTTTATGCCTATTAACCAGATCAGCCGTCTCTCCTACAGTATAAGCACGTTCTCTTTTATTTTTAAAATCATTAATTAAACAACTTTCAATTCTATCTTTGTTAATATTATAAACAGACATAATGCCATTTGATTTGTTATAATGATGAATCCGAACTAGGTCCCCATTAAGAAACCACACTTTTTTATTTCCAGGTATTACAGGGGCGTTATTATAGTCTTCGCTCGTTCTATTTCCTTTTTTAACAGCCATCGACCTTCCTCCGAATCAGACGGCGGATGAAAAAACTTTCTTGATCCACAGTAAAAGCAATAAGTCTCTAAATGAGACATTGAGGTAAACACTCTGTCCACAAACATTCTTCTTGAGCATTTTTTACAACTTATCATTAATTAGGTATGCCGATGATAATAAGATTAACACCGATTGATACATCTCCACCAGAATTAAAATTAACTACACCGTCTACCTTGGAAGTTGTTATTGACTTTAAAACAACAGACACATTTTTACCTGCTTCTGTTCCACCAATGTTCACTGGGCTTGCAGTAACAATTGGAACAAACTTAAAGTCTGCAGGAAAGTTATAGGTAAATGGTTGCTGACTACCAACGCTCTGGTTGGAACTCTTTACTACGTCTACATATCCACCAATAAATCGTGTTTCTGACGCCTTAGCATTTTGCTGAACACCGTTCTGTACGTCTACTGTAACGTACCTATAAATTGCTGGAGAGACCTGTACTGCGACTTCATTGACAGCATTTGCTATCTGATAAATATAAGATACATCAAGCGGTTGCCCTAGTTCTGGTAGTGGTATTTTTGCCATTATTCCTCCTGTCTAATTATATCAGACTGCCCTCATTTTCAAAAAGTATTGCGTCTGCAAACCTTTCTAGCGGGATAGTCTTTACTTGAACTGCAATATGTGCATACTCTTTATCTGCTGAATATACGATGGAATAGTTTGTTTGATTTGTTTTACTATAATACTGCCACCCAGCATTATTCCACTTAATATATATGTAATACTCTTCTATGTTTGTTTGTGGTTGCCACGCCAAATTAATAACTCTATTTGAAGTATCAATAATCATGCTATTTAAAATTTCACTTGGCGTATCTTCTGCTATAATTTTATAAGTTGGGGACCAGTGTGATGTTCTATTTTTGTCTTCAGAAATAAATCTATACTTTAAAACATACTGTCTATTGTCTCCAAAAAATCCAGGCAGTTTAGATTTTGGAATAATAATTTTTTTAATACCACGATCTGGGGTAGGCATTATTGCACATCCATAGCAAATCTAAACTCAATATAGTTGGTTGTATTTGCTGCCTTAACAATAGTTTCAGCATTAGTATTTTTTAGTACTGTATATCCAGTCAAACCGTATACTGGATTTGTTGTTGAAATATTCTCAAAACGAATTGCATCTAGACCAATATAAAAGTCATCTGAAGGTACTGAAGCATTAATCACCGTTGAATATATTTTTACAATACTAACATTATTCCATGTAAAGCCTGTGCTCTTGTGTAACTCTTGTAATTCTTTTGTTACTATATAATATCTGTTATTGGCAAAATCATAATCATCAGCAGACATGATTACTTCAAATCTTGCCCACTCTCCAGAGCCTGGCTGATCGCTTTCTGCAAACTCTAATAATATTCTGACTTCATCTGGAACAATAGAAGGGTCTGGATCTTTATTGATAATACTAAATCCTAATTTAATTTGATCTGTAGGGGCATTTTTGTTAAAATCTAAACCAGTTCCAAGTAAGTGGATATGATTTGTATTTGTACCAATTTCTAACTGATTAGTTCCAGAAACAGTTAGCGAGGATGTATCTCCTCTCATCATAACGATGTTATTAAAAAATCTAGCACGTTCATATCTAGCAATGCGTTCAGCATTTGTAAATAATCTATTATCAGAGTTTGTTTGGAAGACAAGATCTGTTTGGTTAATCACGTTATCATTTGCTACGCCGTCTAGCGGTTCATAAATTACTGGAAGCGCTACTGCTGTTTCTGCTGTATGATATTCCCAGTTTTCATTTACAGTAAAAGCAAAC